TTTTCTTTACTTTTTTTAATTTTATCAATAATTAAGTCCGCCCAAATTGTTTCGCCATACAATTTTTTCATAGTTTCTCCATGACAAACTAAGATATCTCTAACAATTTTCTTTTCTTCAGTATTCTCTGTAAACGGACTAACTCCATAATTATCATTACATATATCTTTTACTTGCCATTTAATCTGATCCGCAAAAGAAAGAATTTTTACATTAAAGCCCATATCTTCAGATATAATATCTGATAAATGTTTTGCCAGTGTATCTTTACCAGCTCTTGCTAATCCTGCTATACCTATCATTTTATAAATTGTTTATTATACTTTTTAAAGAATTTGAATCTTTGTGCATACCCATATCTGCGAATATCTTATCTATTCTAATCAAAATATCTGAATCTTCAAATTTTTCTTTAATTTTTTTAACCCTCATACAAGGAGAGACTAATGCCCCCTCCTCCAGGTCTTCCATTATCTTTTTTAATGCTTTTCTCGAGGCTTCATCTTCACATTCTGCTTTGACTACTGTGAACCAATTAGCTGATGTGCATAGAAAAAAGTTGTACTTAGAATCTTCTAATTTAATCATATTAATCCATAATATGACATAAAGAATCTCAATGTCAAGAAAAAAGAACTTTTTCTTATTTTTTTATATATTTATTAAATATCTTATAAATAATTTAAATACTTAATATATATGTATTACTCACTCGCTCACTCCGTTCGCTCACTCGCAATACGATTAATTATACAACGAATACACGGAAAGTCAAGCCTTAAAATATATTTTTTTGTTTTTGTAAAAAATACTTGACTTTTAAATATGATGGTGTAAATTCATAGGTATGCTATTTGAGGAACAAGTATCGAGAAAACCAAATCTATATCCGTGGACGGATGAATTTGTAAACGCCATGCACAATGGGTTTTGGACTCACAAAGAATTCAATTTTCAGTCTGATGTAAAAGATTTTAAAGTAAATCTAAACGACCAAGAGAGAGAGATTATAAAGAGAACTCTTTCTGCTATTGGGCAAGTTGAGGTTTCTGTTAAGAAGTTTTGGGCTAATTTAGGCAATCATTTACCACATCCAGGAATTACCGATCTTGGGTATGTGATGGCCAATATCGAGGTTATTCATAATAACGCTTATGAGCGCCTATTAAGTGTGCTTGAATTAGAGGATGTCTTTGAAGAAAACCTAAAACTCCCAATTATTAGAGGGCGCATCGACTATTTGAAAAAATATCTAGAAAAGTGCTACAAAGATGATAAAAAGCAGTATATTTACTCAATGATCCTATTTACCTTGTTTGTTGAGAATGTTTCTCTGTTTAGCCAGTTTTATATTATTAATTGGTTCAATAGGTTCGACAATGTGCTTAAGGACACTGCTCAGCAAGTAGCTTACACAAGCCGTGAAGAAAATATCCACGGACTAGTTGGAACAAAAATTTTAAACACCTTAAGGGAAGAATACCCAGAACTCTTTAACGCCGACCTACCAGATAGGTTAAAAGAAGAAGCTCAGTGCGCCTTTGAGGCGGAGTCCAGTATCATTGATTGGATTATAGGCGATTATGACAGAGAAGGCCTCAACGCAGACATTCTAAAAGAATTTATTAAAAATAGACTAAATGAATCTTTAGAACAAATTGGGTTCGAAAAGGTTTTTGATGTTGACAAAGATAAAATAAACCTTACTATGTGGTTTGATGAAGATGTATTAGGCAATTCCGCCACCGACTTCTTCTTCAAGCGTCCTGTCGAATATTCGAAAAAGGACAAATCATTTGACGAAGACGATTTATTTTAATTATGGATTATTTAGAAGCAATATTACAGAAACTAATTGGCCAAAAGGCTATAGAAACACAAGATTTAATGGTATACCTTGGCAACCCAGTTGCTATTGGTGAACATTCCGATATAGGCGAAGAGGTAGAGAAAAAGGTATCTAATATAGACCAACTCAATTCAAAAATTGAGACTATTCAAGAACTATTAAAAACATTAAATAAATAAGATGAGTAAAAAAGATTTTTATTGGCTCAATAAAGATTCAAGAACCTTCCTTAAAAGGGGTTATCTTGAAGAAGGCGAAACCCCAGAACAACGAATCTCAATCATCGCAGATTCCGCTCAAAAGGTTCTAGCTATACCTGGATTCTCTGAAAAGTTTCAGAACTACATGGCAAAGGGGTGGTATTCCTTATCCTCACCCATTTGGGCGAACTTCGGAAAAGAGAGGGGATTACCAATTTCTTGTTTTGGTTCTTATGTAGAAGATACAATGGAGGCTATTCTGAAGAAAAGCTCAGAGGTTGGTATGATGACAAAGGGCGGAGGAGGAACCTCTGGATATTTTGGAGAACTCAGAGAGAGGGGCGCTGAAATAAGCAGCGGGGGCAAATCAAATGGGCCAGTTCATTTTTTAGAAATTTTCGAAACGATAGCAAACGTAGTTTCACAATCCAATGTTCGCAGGGGTAGCTTTGCCGCTTACTTGCCAGTAGAGCACCCAGACATTTTGGAATTCCTACAAATCAGAGGAGACGGTAACTCCATACAAAATCTATCAATAGGTGTCACAATTACAGACACCTGGATGAAAGAGATGCTTGCAGGGGACAAAGACAAGCGTAAAGTATGGGGAGCGGTCATCAAAAAAAGATTTGAAAGCGGATATCCTTATGTTATGTTTAAAAATGCTGTGAACAGAAATTCTCCCCAAGTTTATAGAGACAAGGGGATGGATATTCACGCAAGTAATCTATGCTCAGAAATAGCACTTCATTCAAACAAAGACGAATCGTTTGTATGTAATCTTTCCTCTATGAACTTACTTCATTACGAAGAATGGAAAGATACAGACGCAGTCGAAACTCTTACTTACTTTTTAGATGCAGTAATGACAGAGTTTATTGATAAATGCAAAGGTAAGCCTTTCATGGAAGCCCCGATGAATTTCGCAAAAAACCAAAGAGCGCTAGGTATAGGGGTATTAGGATGGCATTCTTTTTTACAATCTAAGATGATTTCATTTGAGTCAATGAAAGCTAAATTCTTAAATACAGAAATTCATAAAGTAATACAAGAAAAATCTCAATATGCTACAGAACAATTAGCTGAGGTCTACGGAGAACCTCCTTTGTTAAAAGGATACGGGAAGAGAAATGTCACTACAATGGCTATTGCTCCCACAACTTCTAGCTCATTTATTTTGGGGCAAGTGTCTCCAAGTATTGAGCCGTTAAATAGTAATTACTTTGTAAAAGATTTAGCTAAGGGTAAATTTACATACAAGAACCCTTACCTAGAAGCTGTTTTAGAAGAAAAAGAAAAAAATACTCCAGAAGTATGGAAAAGCATTTTAGTTAAAGGCGGGACAGTTGAGCATTTAAAATTCCTTTCAGACGACGAAAAAGCTGTATTTAAAACCTTTGGCGAAATAAGCCAAAAAGAAGTTTTGATTCAAGCTGCCCAACGTCAAAAGTTTATTGACCAATCACAGAGTTTGAATATTATGGTTCACCCGAAATCTTCTCCAAAAGATGTTAGCCAACTTATGATTTTCGCTTGGGAACAAGGAGTTAAAAGTCTTTATTATCAAAGAGGCACTAATCCATCTCAAGAATTAAGTAGAAATCTACTTGAGTGTCAATCCTGTTCTGGCTAATGCAATTAGAGTTTTTAAAAGTACAATCATTACCTCCAGGTATAGAAACACAAGTTTGTTCAAAATGTAAAGAGACCCTTCCAGTTACGGCTTTTGCTCCTCACGGTAGAGAAAACTACACAAGAACAGAATGTAAAAAATGTGCATCTAAATTAAATAAACAAAGAGTAAATTTAAAAAAAATAACCCCACCCCCATTGAAAGGACACAAGTGTCCGATTTGTTTAAAATCAGAAGAAGAATGTGCTGGTAGAGGAGGTAAGAGAAGCACCTCTTGGGTTTGTGATCACAATCACGATACTGGAGAATTTAGGGGTTGGATTTGCCACGATTGCAATAGGGGCATAGGTCAACTTGGAGACGACACAGAAAGAATGGAAAGAGCAATAAAATATTTATCAAAATAAGTGTAAATAATTTATATGGAATTAGATTTTTCAGATCAAATCAAAAGTAATTCAAGTCTTTGGGAAAATATCCGCAAAAAGAAAGAGCGTATTAAACAAGGTTCTAAAGAAAAAATGCGCAAGGTCGGAGACAAAGGTGCTCCAACAAAAGAACAAATAGAAAGAGCCAAAGGAGAAAAAAAAGCTATCGACGAGAAGAAAGACTTCAAACCACATATGATGTATGATCCTAAAACGGGCAAAGGCTATGAAGCAAAAACCTACAAGGATCATTTAAAAATGAAAGACATGGGCTATACCCATGAAAATCCTAATAAAAAAGTGTAAATCTCCTTAATGTCCACACTAAACGAAGATAGGCTAACCCGAATAGAGGAGAAGGTTGATAAATTATCAGACGCTATTATCTCTATAGCCAGAGCTGAAGAAAAATTAATCCAGCTAGGCACTTTAACTGACGTATTGTTCAAAAAAATAGAGGACATGAACTCGAGGATGATGGAAATGGAAAGGTCAGTAGCTGAAACAAAAGCTTTTATGAACGGATTTAATAAAATTACTTGGGTTTTTGTTAGTGGATTATTGACGGCCGTAGCTGCCGCTGTAGTATATAAACTCTGGGGTTAAAATTTTTTAAAAAAAAGTGTAATACTATATATCATGGAACTAGATTTTTCAGAAGAACTCCAAGCTGGTAGAGCAGGGCCTAAAAGTGCCGCTCAAACACCAGCTAAACCAGAAGAAAGAAAAGAAGGATCTTCTGTTAATGAGCCTGGTTCCGCTGCTGGCGCAATTACCTTTAGTGAAAAAGTCACAACAGCTCTCAAAAACAAAGTCAAAAAGCACAACGAAAAACACTCCAAAAAGGTAACTTTAGGAATGTTGAAAAAAATATATCGTAGAGGTGCGGGAGCCTTTTCCACTTCACATAGGCCTGGCCAAACCAGAGGAAGCTGGGCGATGGCTAGAGTCAATATGTTTCTAAAGATGGTTCGCGGCGGTAAGGTGAAAAAATCTTATAGAGCAGCAGATCAAGACGTGGCAAAAGCTTCAGAAGAAGAAATTTTTTATTTACCAGATACATTCAACGAGTGGAGTCCAGGAGATTTTTCAGAAGCTAGAGATGTTTCAACTGTTGAATTTGCTTTAGCTAGAATTGACCTTTTGGGTGTGGGTGCAACTCCAACAGAAATGTTAGAAGGGGATGCGTCCGAAGATTTTATATCAGAAGCTAAAGAAAAAAAAACCTTAAATAAACCATTTAGACTACCAAGCGGCTCAAAAAAGAAGTTTGGAGTTTACGTTAAAAACGAAAAAGGTAATGTTGTTAAGGTAACCTTTGGCGATCCAAATATGGAGATAAAAAGAGACGACCCAGAACGTCGTAAATCATTTAGAGCTAGACATCAATGCGACACAAATCCTGGCCCCAAATATAAAGCTCGATATTGGTCTTGCAAGCAATGGAGGGCTGGTAAAAAAGTAGAAGGATCTGAAGAGCTTGAATCTAATGCCTCACTTCTACTTATAGATCCTAAATTATCCGAAGTCCCAACTATTCAAGAAGAAGAATAAATGTCTGGTCATTTCGCTACTGGTTCTACATTATACCAAGAATTTTTGGCGGAAAGAGAAGAAATCTTAAAACATAAGTGGATTGAATCAGAAAAAGCTGGCAAAGATATAGGCTTTGAAAGAGCTTTGTTAACTTGGGTAACTGGTCACAGAACAGAGTGGAAATCCCATAGACGCGATTTAAAATAAAACCTAATGGAACAATTCTTAGGTTTAGTATATACAGTATGCTTTAGTACTTGCATTTGGCCGCAAATAATTAAAAGCGTAAAAACAAAAAAAGTAGAAGATGTTAGCATCTCTCTCTTTATTCTTTCTATTATCGGATACGTATCCGCTATATCTTACACCATCCTAAGAGTAGGTTTTGATTTTTGGTGGTTGATAAATTACTGTTTAAGTTTATTATCAGCTATAGTCATGGTCATACTGTGGTTTAGATATAAAAAATAGAAAATGAAAAAAGTTATTATTACTGGTGTTACTGGACAAGTCGGATCTTATATGGCTGACTTTTTGTTAAAGTTTACAGATCTAGAGGTTTACGGAGCAATCAGAAGGTTGAGCGTTCCTAATCACAAAAATATAGAAAAAGCTAAACTAAATCCAAAATTCAAACTTATTGAAATGGATCTTACCGATGAACATAGCATGTTCAGCACAATTCAAGAAATCAAACCAGATTACTTTATAAATTTTGCCGCAAACTCTTTTGTTGGTAACAGTTGGCACATGCCAGCCAACCACTTCGACGTAAATGCTTTAGGTGTCATGAGGCAGCTAGAAGCCATCCGTAAGATCTGCCCACATTGTAAATATTATAATGCTGGATCTTCTGAAGAGTTTGGGGATGTTATGTATAGCCCACAAGATCTTAACCATCCACCTAGACCAAGAAGCCCTTATGGAGCTTCTAAGGTGGCCGCCAGACAAATTGTTAAAGTATGGAGAGATTCTTATAAATTGTTTGCCGTTCAAGGTTACCTATTCAATCATGAATCAGAACGTCGCGGAGAAGAATTTGTAACTAGAAAAATTACAATGAATGTAGCTAGAATTAAAAAAGAGCTAGACGAAGGTAAAAAGCCAGAAGCATTTGATTTAGGAAACATCGAAGCCAAGAGAGATTGGAGTCACGCATATGATTTTGTTAGAGCTGTTTGGTTGATGCTCAATGAAGATAAACCAAAGGATTATTTGCTAGCTTCTGGAGAAACTCATACAGTAAGAGAATTTGTAGAGAAGGCTTTTGAAGCCGCAGAAATTGAAACTCATTGGCACGAGGAAGACAATCCAATTGATACTAAATTGATACATAATAAGACTGGCTGTATTTTATTAAAAATTAATAAAGATTTTTATAGACCAGCTGAAGTCGAACTTTTACTTGGTGACCCATCTGAAGCACAAAAAGACCTCCACTGGGAAAAAAGTGTTGACTTTTCTACATTAGTGCGTAGGATGGTTGATAATGACATTGAAGAAATTAACGCCACATAAAAGACGACAAGCACTTATTGGCAAACTTATTGATGTGCCAGCCTCCCAAAAAAGATTTTTTTGGGCTAGGGAAATGAAGCTTTTAAAAGACTTAGAAGCTAGGTATTCTTTAGATTTCTTAGAAATTGTTACTTTCCCTAAGAAATACGATAGCTTAGCTTATTTAGTATCTAAAGAGCTCAAATCAACAATGGACAGAAAATGGAGGAATTTCAACTTTAAAGTTGACTTATCTAAATACGAGACTATTGTTTTAGGAGAAAAAACTGGAAAAGATTATATTCCCAGTGATAATAAACCAAAAAATACAAAAGATTTATTAAAATGAGCGATAAAGATTCAGAATTACTAGAAAAGTTCCTAAAAGATAAAAAGGGACAACATTATAACTTTGAGGAATCAATTGATTATAAAGCATCAAGCGGATCGCTTCAGCTTGATTTAAACCTAAATGGCGGATTCGGGCCAGGATTACATAGGTTTGTTGGAATGAACGAAGGTGGTAAAACATCAGCAGCATTAGAGGTTATGAAGAATATGCTCAATACACAAAAAGATGCAAAGGGCTTTTATATCAAAGCTGAAGGTCGTCTATCTAACGAAATGGTGGCTAGATCTGGCGTTAAGTTTGTATATGATGCAAAAGAATGGGTGGCTGGCACTTGCTTTGTATTTGAAAGTAATATTTACGAAGTCGTGGTTGACGCAATCAAAACCCTAGTAGATCAGAACGAGGATAAAAATAAATACTGTTTTATTCTAGATTCTGTCGACGGATTAATCTCTCAAGTAGATATCGACAAGTCTTTTTACGATTCCAACAAGGTGGCTGGTGGAGCAGTAATTGCAGCTAACTTTATGAAGAGAATGTCCATCTCTCTCGCAAAAAGGGGCCATATGGCTATTTTCATCAGCCAGGTGAGGGCAGATATCAAGTTAGACCCCTACTCCAAGGCTCCCATACGTCAGACGTCAGCAACGGGTGGCAATGCACTTTTGCACTTTGCTAACTATATTATCGAGTTTGAGCCTCGATTTAAGTCTGATATGATTTTACAAGACCCAGCTAAGAAGCAACCAGACCCCAAAACTAATCCAATTATTGGACATTGGGCTAAAGCTACGATCAAGAAATCACCAAACGAGAAGACAAACAACACCATTCCCTACCCTATCAGATATGGTAGAACTGGAGGTAAATCTGTTTGGGTAGAGAAGGAGCTCGTCGACTTATTATATATGTGGGAGTTCGTTACCAAGAAAGGTGCTTGGATTACTATTGGAGAGGAACTAAAAGAGCTTGTACAGGATGTTGTTCAAGATTTACCAGAAAAAGTCCAAGGAGAAGCCAATCTATTCAAAATGGTTGAAGAAAACGAAGCTCTTTCAGAATTTTTAATAAATTATTTTAAATCTAATATTGGTGAACTAGTTTGAAGTTCTTAACCTTATATGGCAAAGAAAAGCCCCTTAGAAATCCACACAAGTATAAAATCAAGTGGAATGGGAAATGTCGTAGCAAATTTCAAGCAGAAGTAAGAAAATACCTATACAAGTATTGGAAATATGATGCTGTATATGAGGAATTTAGGGTTGTAGGAACCCAATTATCTTTAGATTTCTACAATCATAACAGAAAAATTGCCATAGAAGTGCAAGGTGCGCAACATTTAAAATTTGTTAAACATTTTCATAAGACTAGAGCTAACTTTGTAAGGCAATTACGGAGAGATGATAAAAAAATAGATTTTTGCGAAATGAACAATATCGAATTATTGCTGATATATCCAGAAGATGAACTATCTGAAGAATATTTTGCAAACCTTTTGGGCTGAGTGTAAAATATAATATGACCGAACCTAAATTTAATCACTTTAAACTGCCAGAAAAAATATTAAATGAGCTTTACGAGCTGACTGGATCAAAAGATGCGTATAAAGGGTTTATAATAGCTTATTGCGATGAAAAAGGAAGACCAATAGTATATACTAATTGTGAATCTCAGATAACAGAAGCTGGGCTTATAAGATCTATAGAAAGCTATATTTCAGAAAATACAGATCTCGACTTTGAAGTAGAGCCAGATTAACGCTTGACAAAATATATAATGTATGTATTATGCGTTATATATGATATATAGTCTAGAAATTGAAAAACAAGTGTTGGCTGCTTTTATACAAAAGCCAAAAGTTTTGGTCAACTTTATGCACCTTATCAGTGAATCAGATTTTCACGATAGCTCTCTTTTGCATAGGACTCTTTTTGCTGTGATTAAAAAGGCTTGTCAGCAAGATGAGTCTATAGACGAAATAGTATTAGTCCAAAGAATAAAAGATTTAGGAATTAAATTTGAGGAAGATATTTCCCTAATAGATTATGTTCGTTCCCTTTCCATGAGAAAGATTCATTCAGAAGATAAAGTCGAATCTTCAATCAAAGAATTAAAGAAATACAGCGTCCGTAGAGAAATAGGTAAAACTGCAAAAAAAATTGCAGACTCGATGAAAAGTATTTCGCCAGAGACATCTTATCTTAAAATTATAGAAAATGCTGACCAAATCTATAATGAAAAAATTAATATGTTTGAAGTAGGTTCAGATGTGCCAGAAAACATTTATGAACAAATGGAAAATTTTATCGAGGATCGCGGCAACAACCCAATTGACGAGTTTGGCATGATGGGCCCTCATGAAAAAATTAACGAAATTTATGGATCACTTTTACGTCCAGGAAACATCACAGTTATAGTGGCTCGTTCTGGCGTCGGTAAAACTCAATATTGTATGCATTATGCTACTCAAGTTTCAGCTAAGTACGATGTTCCAGTCTTGCACTTTGACAACGGAGAGATGAGTAAAGAAGAGTTGATTATTCGCCAATGCGCTTCTATATCTGGAGTTGCTTCACACCTACTAGAAAGCGGCAAGTGGAGGCAAGCGGGCCCAGAAGTCGTAGCTAAAGTAAGATCTGTTTGGAACAAGGTCAAGAACCTCCAGTTTTATTATTATAATGTTGGTGGTATGGACGTTGATTCTATGATCAACACATTGAAACGATTTTATTATTCAAGGGTCGGCCGTGGAAACAAAATGGTATTTTCATTTGACTATATTAAAACATCCTCTGAAAGCGCTGGCAATAAAAGCGAATGGCAAACGGTTGGAGAAATGGTAGACAAGTTTAAGAAGTGTATCCAAAAAGAAATACTAGAGGAAGGTAATCCAGTGATACCAATGATTACATCAGTGCAGTCAAATCGAAGCGGTATCACGACTAATCGTCAGAGCGCAAACATTATTGATGACGAATCTATTGTTTCCCTTTCTGATCGCATCACTCAGTTCTGTTCTCATATGTTTATTCTACGCCAGAAAACAAACGATGAGGTTGCAGAAGAAGGTAATCAGTTTGGAACACATAAACTTATCAACGTAAAGTCTAGACACTTAGGTAAAGATATCGCTGGTGCAGTTGAGCCAGTTCAAGTTGACGACAACCTTCGTAAAAACTTTATAAATTTATCTTTTAGAAACTTTAATATTACAGAGTGTGGAGACTTACGAGACATTGTAAACTTCAGAAACACTGGAGGCGACTTGGTTAGCAGTCAGCCCAGTGAAATCCCTTCTTTTGATGATTTATGAATCAATATAAACAATCCCTAGAAAAGCTTGGCTACCCCTTACAAGACTGCGGTGGTCACTGGAGAAGTAGAGCCATCTATCGTAATGGAAAAACCAATACTTCTCTTATTATATATAAAGATAGCGGTGTATGGAAAGACTTTGGTGGAGATAATCAAGCCAAACCCTTTTCGGCTTTAGTTCAAGAAACTTTAAATACAAACGACCCTAAAACACTTAAGGCATACTTAGTAGATGTTCAAGGTCAAGGCCAAGAGTATAAAACCAAACCCGAAGAAGAAAAAATAGAAATGGAAAAAATATACCCAGGTTCGTATTTAGATAAACTTTTACCAATGAAGACCTTTTATGAAAAAAGAGGCATCTCTTCTGTAACGCAAGATAAATTTAAATGTGGTTACGCTGGCGGGGGTAAAATGTATCGCAGGATTGTTTTTCCTATTTATGATTTAGATAATCAAATACACGGCTTCTCTGGTCGCAGTATTAAAGATGGAGATAATATCCCCAAATGGAAACACATGGGGCGTAAAACAAATTGGATTTATCCTCATCATCTCTCAAACAAAAGCATAGAAGAAAAAGAAGAGGTTATACTAGTAGAAAGTATTGGCGATTGTATGGCTCTTTACGAAGCTGGATATAGTAATGTGTTAATGCTGGCTGGCTTAGATATTTCCGCCAAGATGATTTCCTATCTTAATACATTTGACTTAAAAAGAATCATCATCGCTACAAATAATGATAATAGTAAAGATGTAAATACTGGAGCTTTAGCTTCTATCAAGATCGCATCAAAACTCTCAACTGTTTTTGACCTATCCTTGATTAAAATAAATCCTCCCGTTAGTAATGACTTCGGTGATATGCTAGATAGCGATACGGGCATGCTAGAGAATTTTAAACAATGGTATAAGCGAAAAGATAAGTGGAGCTTAGATGAAGATAACTTTCAACAGTATATTATAAAACAAATAAACAAATACGAGCAATTGAAAAAAAACGGTCATTGCAAAAAATTAATCAAAATTTTAAATGGAAGTTAAACTATCAGCAAGTCGTATCAAAACGGCGCAATCATGCAGTTGGATATACTGGAACAAGTACA